CGTTTACCACACTTTTTAACAGCCTGGTTGCCAGCATTGATTGGTATTCTATCGGTATTATGATGGGTACGGGTATCAATACCCTCGCTAATACCCTGTATTTGCTCCTTACTCAGATTGACTGGTTCATGCTGGGAGCAGCCCTAGCAACAGGACTTAATGGCATGGTTGCTACTGTTGATTGGAATTTATTCGGGGCCACTTTGGGAGCGTTTTTCCAAGCAAAAATTTCCGGATTATATGGATTTGTGGATACCGCCGACTGGCCCTTAATCGGACAAGCTATCGGAAACGGACTTAACGGAACCATATCGCAAATTGATTGGGAGATGCTGGGATTATTATTTTCTACGGGATTGAGTGGATTATTTGCTACCGTAGGAAATTTTGCGCAGACATTTGACTGGACAGGATTCGGTAGCTCAATTGCTTTAAGCTTAAGCACATTTTTTCAGACATTTGATTGGGCGGGGGCTGGTACAGCGATAAGCGATATGGTTCTTGGAGTTTTAAATGCTCTCCTTACCGTAATTACGCAAACAGACTGGTGGGCCTTTGGGGATGGTGTTGCTACAGCTATAGAACATATTGATTGGACAGCGGTTGCTAATCGGTTCTTCGCAGTTATAGGGGCCGCTTTGGGAGGATTTGCCGCTTTCTTAGGTGGCTTGCTTTCGGATGGTGTAGAGGCGGCTAAAAACTACTTCCAAGGGAAAATAGAAGAG